AGCAGCACAATGAAGAGTATCTATTAGAGAAAGCAAGAGGAACCAGAAAGAAGTCAACAGTTCACGCATATGATGTTGATGAAACTCTGTTTGCTCACGGTAAAAAAGGCAAACCAAACGTCAAAGTCCATGTTAAGGATGCCTCAGGAAAGAGAGTTAAGAGTTTAAGCAACCAAGAATTCAATACTCATAAGTTAGACACAAAAAACGGACATTCCTATGACTTTAGTGAATTCCAAAGTGCTAAGAAGTTTAAAGAGACTTCCTCACCAAACAAAAAGGTTGTAAAGCATATTCAAAAGAAAGTAGCAAGAGGTGAAAACGTTCATTTAATTACTGCACGTTCTAAGTTCGATAATCCAAAAGAGTTCCACGGGCATCTGAAGAAGCACGGTATTAATGTTCCTCTCAAGAATATTCACTACACTGGTGGAATGAAAGGAAAGGATATTGGAGACAAGAAGGTAGCAGTTGCGAATGCTATTGCTAAGAAGCATGGAGCATCCAAGACACATATGTATGATGATGCTGCTAAGGTTCACTCTTCATTTGAAAGGGAGAAGAAAAACAAACCAGTATCTCAGAAGATTAAAACTCATTTAGTTAAACCAGATAGCAGTGGAGAATCAAAAGTAAGATCCTTCCAGGCAACTAAATGAGCATAGAAAATTTACCTGATGATCAAAAAGATGTAGTAAATATTCTTGCTAAGGCTGGATATTTAAAAGCAGAAAATGATCAGATTAAAATTTCATTAGATTCTGCTGACACCGTAAATATCCAACCAAAAGGAACCATATTTGGGGCAAAGGTTAAAGTTAATCCAGATGGATCAATTACTCCGACTTTAACATTTGATACTAAAAAACTTAGAGATAAACCAAATCTCACTCCACCAGAAGATATATTAGATAAGGCATTAGAAGACTTTTGGGATACTAATAATGTTTAAACTATTTGAAATAAGAGAAGGTAAATTTACTGTACTTCCTCAATTAAATCCAAAACATATTAAAGGAGTTATTATTATTTCTATAATTGCTTTAATTATTGCTGGATTTGCTGATCGGTTTAATATAGACGAAAAGCAACTCTGGAAAATATATACAGCAATTGTAGAACGTCTTGGATTAAAACACAATATTCCTGAACCAATAGATGTTCAGAAACAAATCGATGCTAAGGCTGAACTGGAGGTTGATAGAGCACTGGAGGAGTATATGAGATGGGAGTCTTCTCTGCCCCCTAGAATGACCAATAAGACCATCCTGAAGGGTCTGGAGTCCCCAAGATTCACTAACACTCAAAGAATCATCGTAAAGGATGCTATCTACTATGAGTGTCCTGGAGATATTATGGGTATCAGAGGAGTATGGGTTGACAAAGATCCCAACTGTAATTAGAATCACTCTGTTAGGGATGAAGATAAATAATATCTTGAATTATTAAGGACTTTATGACCTATGAGAACCCTTGGATATACAATGGAGAAATTTTTGATTCACCTGATATTCAAGATTTTTTTGGTTTTGTTTATCGTATTGAATGTACTGAGACTTCTAGGAGCTACTTGGGAAGAAAGTATTTTTGGTCTTTTAGAAAACAGAAGGGTAAGTCTAGAAGAACTAAACAAGAGAGTGATTGGAAGAAGTACTATGGATCCTGTCCAGAACTCAAAGAAGATGTAAAGAAATACGGTAAGGATAAGTTTAACCGATATATTTTATCATTACACGAAACTGTAGGTAAAACAAATTACGAAGAAACCAAACAGTTGTTTTTGAATAATGTCTTAATTGAATCCCTTGACAACGGGGTGCCTAGGTACTACAATAGTAACATCCTAGGAAGGTACTTCAGGAAAGATTATTATGAACAACCGTCAACTGTATCAAATGTGCCAGAGCAGAGTGAACGAGATTCTTGACAGGGTTCACGAACTTTGTGAAGATGGAAGATCTGATGATGCAACTGCTCTTTATATGGAAATAAAAGATTGGATTGTTCAGAAAAACGATATTGAAGTTATTTCTTTGGAATACATTACGTCTGATTGACTAAATAATCACTCGTAATGATTTTTATAATGAGTCTTTGACAATGATTTAGAGCCCAGGAGATTGCCCTTAAACAAGGTATACCCCTTTCTCTATTGGGATGTAGAGTTCTATTCAATTTAATGCTTTTTAAAACACTTTCAATACTTGCCATTGCGACTGCAGGATTAGCACCCCTTCAAGCAAAGGCAGCAAGCGGATGTTCCCTTGCATCACATTATGGAGTTGGTGACGGATATCACGGCAGGACTGCTGCCAATGGTGAAGTCTACAATGCTTATGGTTTAACAACAGCACATAAGTATCTTCCATTTGGAACTAAACTACGAGTTACAAATCAATCCAATGGTAGAACTGTGATTGTGCGAGTAAATGATCGAGGACCATTTGTTGCCGGTAGATCACTTGACTTGTCCTATGGGGCATTTAGTAAAATTGCATCTCCTGGACAAGGGGTTGCCAATGTATGTTATAGTGTGGTATAATTTACATACTTGACAACTAAATACGTGGGAGTTATGATACTCCCATCCGATATGCGGGTATGGTGTAGTGGTAACATACCATCCTTCCAAGTTGTAGTCACGGGTTCGAATCCCGTTACCCGCTTCGGGAATTAAATTTCCCAATAACTAAATAAACTGAAGTGACAAAACCTCAAGTACTCGTTGAGTCACTGAACTAACGGAGTTATGTCGAAACTCCTTACATCCGCAGGTAAACTCTGCGAGAAAATATAGAGGTACTTATGTTTAAATCCGCTTTCGCAGCAACCCTTGCTGCAACTCCACTGGTCGCAGGTGCTGCGTTTGCAGAACCCTATGGAACCTATGGACCTTATGTGGAATCTCAGGTGACTAGCATTGCTCAGTTCTCTGATGTTCGTCCTACCGATTGGGCATATCAGGCACTGAACAACCTTGTTGATCGTTATGGTTGTGTTGCTGGTTATCCTAATGGCACCTATGGTGGTGGTCAGTCAATGACCCGTTATGAGGCAGCAGCACTTCTGAATGCTTGTCTGGATCGTGTGACTGAAGTGACTGATGAACTGAAGCGTCTTCAAGCAGAATTTGCTGCTGAACTTGCAGTTATTCGTGGTCGTGTAGACAAACTTGAAGCACAAGTTGGTCAACTGGAAGCAACTCAGTTCTCCACTACCACTAAACTGCGTGGTGAAGCATCTTTCGTTCTGGGTGGTGTTGATGACTATGAAACCAAAACTGGTGATGTAACTCATACCGCATTCAACTACGATCTTCGTCTGAACCTGGATACTTCTTTCACTGGACAAGATCTGCTTCGCACTCGTCTGCGTTCTTCCAACTTCAGCACTGATCCTTTTGGTTCTAGTTCTTCTCTGTTCAAACTGGACAAGGCAGACAACACCACTGGTGATAGTGGCAACGAAGTTGTAGTTGACCGTCTGTACTACCAGTTCCCAGTGTTTGATGGTAGCACCACTCTGACTGCTGGTGCTCTGGTCCGTAACACTGAAATTTCCTGGATGCCTACTGCATATAAGTCTGGTATTCTTGACTTCTTTGCTGTTGCTGGTACTCCTGGTGTCTATAACAAGGCAACTGGTTCTGGTTTCGGTGTTCAGTATGGTAAGAAAGGTCTTGTTGCTGGTGTGAACTATGTTGCCCAAGCAGGTCAAGATAGTGCCCGTGGTGAGTTTGATGAGTCTGGTGCTCTGAATACTCTGGCACAAGTTGGTTATCGTGGTACTAACTGGGGTGCTGCATTTGGTTATCGTTATGGTACTGAAGGCACTCGTGTTCGCACTTACAATGGTCTGAATGGTGCTTCTGGTACTCTGGTTCCTGGTCAAACCTCTAACGGTTATGCTCTGAACGCATACTGGCAACCTACCCAATCTGGTTGGATTCCTTCGGTATCTGCTGGATATGGTTGGAATACTGTAAGTGGTACTGAAAGTGCTGCTACTAACAGTGAATCGTGGTTTGCTGGTCTCCAGTGGGAAGATGTATTTGCCAAGGGCAATTCTGCTGGTATTGCTGTTGGACAAGCACCTACTGGTGAAGATCTTGAGGATGCAACGATGCTTGAAATCTTCTACAAGTATCAAGTGTCCGATAACATCAGCATCACTCCTGCAATCTTCTATGCAAGTGACAATCAACGTCTTGCTAAAGATTCCTCAAACTGGGGTGGTGTAATTCAAACGACCTTCAAGTTCTGATAGATCTGGGGCAGCAATGCCCCTTTTCGTGTGGGTGAGTGTAAAGGTTGCACGAGAGTTTCATATGCTCTAGGAGAGGGTTCAATTCCCTCACCCGCTATTATTTTGGAGAACAATAATGTTAAAAGTAAGATGTAAAAATTGTAATATAATATTAGAATCATATTCAGTTAAGGCAAAATGCTGTGGATGTGATAATTTAACTACCATTAAGGGAGAGACAATTACTGCAATTGATTTAAGTCTTGTGGAACTGATTTCAAATGTTAATTCAAAGCAAATCAAATCAGCATTCACAAAGGATGATCTTGCTTTTCAGGAATCTAGAAGACACCGAAAAGTTAGAAAACTTGATTTTGAGATTAAGTAAAAATCTTATACTGGTAAATAGTAAATCATTTGCCGGTTTTTTAATGGACGACCATACCTTTAAAAATTGGATTAAAATTAAAGAAACTTTTGAGAAGTCAGGAAATACTGACAATATGTTCTACAAAAGAGCTTGTGAGATTATA